ACGAGATTGAATACACGCTTTAAGAAGATTCAATACCGCTTGTTTAATATTTTTTTCGTCATCACTCTCTAGTGCCAATAACAGGACTTTTTCTTCTTTTACGAGAAATGGACGAACTTTAATTTTTTTCTTATTTGATGGAATTTCCAACTCATACGTTGGTAAGTCCATGGTTGGCAATGCCATAATATCTACTCCAAGGTCATATTTATATTTAGCGACTTTTTGAGACAAAAAATAGCGGAAAAATTTTTCCCGCTTTTATGGAATTGAAAAGTCAATTTTCATTCAGGTATTGGTTCTGTTATTGCTGGTAATTCTACTGGAGGATTAGGATCAAAGACCTCTGGATTTACTTTTGGTACAATTGAAATATCATTATGAATAACTGTATGTCTAGTATAGAAGAACTGAGCAGTAACTTTTGTTAATATATTTGAACCAAACTGCAAAGGAACCGCATCAATTTGATATGGCCACGCTCTCTCTAACACGTATGTTACAGATGGTCTCAATCCAAGTTTATATTGAGGACCTATCTCAGTCTTTGTAACAGTAATACTTCTACAATAAGAGTCTGGATATGATAATCTATTAAATCTTTTATGTGATCTTGGAGAGCTAAATGTCATTTCCGACGTACCAAGATCTGGTGCATCTACTGCTCTTTCTCCAAAAATAGCACCGTACCACTCATTTAAAAATTTTAAAGGAATCATGTTAGCATCACATTGAAATCCTAACTGAAATTCAGAGAAAACACGGGTGTGTGGATAATTTATCTGTCCTTCACCAAGATATCTACCTTTTATTGTTCCTGTTGCTGCAGTAACGTTAGGTAATTGAGCTTCGTCACATAGAAATTCAAATACGTTGTCTTGTCCACCATTTACACCTGGCACAGTGACTGCTGGGTCAGGAAATCGTACGACAAAACTATTAGCAACCGACATTCCGCCGTTTGCATTCATTACTGATAAAAATTTATCTATTGACACGCTAAATACCTATGTTGGTACAACTATATTTATGGCATATTCTGGGTATTATAAACCAATACATCCTCAGAAGTATCGTGGCAACCCGACAAATATTGTTTATAGATCACTATGGGAACGAAAGTTCATGGTGTTCTGTGACAACAACCCTAGTATATTACAGTGGGGAAGTGAAGAGATTATCATACCATACAGAGCTCCTGATGGTAAGATAAGAAGATATTATCCAGATTTTTGGATTAAAGTTCGTGAAAAGTCTGGTAAGATCACGAAGTATATCATTGAAGTAAAACCCAAAAAGCAAACACAACCACCGAATGACAAAAATAAACGAACTGCCTCCTATCGTAATGCTGCATTAACATACGCAAAGAACCAAACTAAATGGTCTGCTGCTCGTGAGTATTGTGAAGACAGGCAGATGAACTTCTTAATACTAACCGAGGATCATTTAGGAGTATGAAAAAATGGCAACAGGATTCGCGTCCGTACAACGGAATAACATAAACACAAATCCAGGATATAAAACACTGTTTGAAAGAATCAGTAATAAAACTGGAGGAGAAAAGAAATCACTAGCATGGTATCGTGCTGCAGTAAAGGCAGAAGCTAGTTCATATAATAAAAATTTTAAAAAGTATATCTTAAATGAAAGAAGTGACAGAGTTGGTGCTGTTCAAGAGCAAGATGCCAACGAACTTCGTAGATATACTGTGCAAGGTCACATGTACATGTTTGAATACAAAGCAAAGATGAGACATTTGCCTTACTATGACAAGTTTCCACTTGTATATGTTTTGAAGGCATCTAGAAGTGAGTTCTGGGGATTGAACTTACATTATCTAACACCAAAGAAAAGAATTCAAGCAACTAAAAAATTAATGCAAGGTAGAATTGACTTTCCTAAGAGATGTTTCCATAAATACCTACAGCCTCATGTTGACGGTTTGATGTTAGATCTAGCTGCAAGTGAGTGGGATACTGCTATCCTTCTCCCGACAGAAGATTTTGTAAAGGACATGAATGGTATGGCATTTCCTATTTCAAAGGAAGATGTCTGGGCAGAAACCAATGAAAACTTCTATGATAAAATCAGAGGTCAAAGAGTTGTCAAAGGATATGGTACAACAAAATCTAGGGAGATGGCTACGTAATGGCACTTGATACTGATCCGATAGGAACCGAATATAAAGGTGCTCCTGCAAAATTTGCATCAGGAGGATACTATAGAGGTGAAAACGGACGTTACTATGTCTGGAAAAATAAAGCTGGAGGACCTGTATGGGTAGTGCAGGATGAACCTCCTGTAGGACTTGGCACTGTAGAGGATGTTGGTAAGACAGAAAGTTTTGAAATTCCATCAAACGCTCCTTCTTCTCCAAATGCAAAAAATTCTCTAAGAAATGTTATAGTTCCAGAAGCTCCAGCAGCGGATCCAGTTGCCTTAAGATTTCCAAGTGACATGTTGGTACAAGACGACACTGATTATGTGATGTTTAATTTCTATAATTATCGTCCACCATTCAAAGGTCAATTTGAACGTGATGAAAACACCAAAGAAGCAAAGGAAGTATTTAATGCAACTTTAGCTGATTATAATTCTAGTAGGTATACAGAGGAGTATGAACCTGATCCAAGAATGCCTCAAATTAGATTATACATGCCTGATGATGTACAAGACGCATTTAAAGCAGACTGGCAAGGTAAAGCATTTGGAGCTTCTACTGCTGGTAAATTAAGTGCTGTTGCTGCTGAAGGAACTAATAAAAAACTTGAAAAGATTTTTAAAAATTTAGGTAGTGACATTGCGAATCTTCCTATTAACGCTGCATCTGCTGCAATCACAAAGTTAGCTTCTGGTTTTTCTGGTGATGCTATCACTGCTGATGATGTCTTTGGTGGTATTTCTGGAGTTGTTAGGAACCCAAATACAGAATTACTATTTGAAAAAATGAACTTGAGAACTTTTGATCTCACGTTTAAGATGGCACCATATAATCAAGAGGATGCAAGGCAGATTGATAGAATTATCACCACATTTAAGAGAGCGATGTTACCAACATATGAAATTGGTGATGCAAAAGTATTTGGATATGATCCTAACGATCGTGCCTCTGTGCAAGCAAGATTTATAAAAGTTCCTAGAGTGTGTCAAGTATCATACATGCGAGGATCACTTCCTCACGCATTCTTACCTCATTATAAGAAGACTGCTATCACTGATTTCAAAGTAAATTATACACCAGAAAATAATTATGCAACTTTAACTGATTCATTTCCTGTTGCTGTTGAGATAAAAATTAGTTTCCTAGAAACAAAACTTATTTTTGCAGATGACATTGATCCTAATACTGAACTTGATCTTAACAAGACTGCACCAAAAGGACAAGAGTACGGTCCTCAGGCAAGTGATGTCAGATTGAAGGAGAACATTATTAAGGTAGGAAACTCACCATCTGGCATCAATATATACGAATGGAACTATAAGTCAGCACCTGATACTAGATATCGTGGTGTCATGGCACATGAAATTCTAGAAGAACATCCAGAGGCTGTTGCACTACAACCAGATGGATATATGAGTGTCTTCTATGGAAAAATAGATGTAAACATGGAGAGGGTAAAGTAAATGTATTTTTCTATCGTACCTAATATCTCATACGATGAGAAACCAATTAATTATCCGTTCTCAGAGTCTGCATTTGTAACTGCGAAGAATTTCTTTCGTAGATACAAAGTAAATGAAGATGTATTTTCTTTTGCAGTTTTCTTTTCTAAGTACGCGATTGTAGATGGAGAACGTCTGGACGCACTAGCACAGAAAGCATACGGTGATCCATTTTATGATTGGGTTATTGTTTTAACCAATAACTTAGTCAACGCACAATATGATTGGCCGATGTCTAACTATGAGATGGAAAAAGTATTGTCTACAGAATATGATGATCCATACAATGAGATAGCATACTATGAGACCATAGAAATTGGACAGTATCCTGCAGGTCTTCGTGTTGATGAGACTTTCTACAACAAACAACACAAGATCAATGTAAATGGTGTCATGACATTAAAAAACGGTAACGAGATTTGTAGTCCCGTCACCGTTGCTGCAGATTTTCATAGAGAAAATGAGAAGAAGAGAGAAATATTTCTTCTTAAACCAAACTACCTAGACTCATTTGTTAATGACTTTAGGAGACAGAATCTTTATAAGAGAGACGACAATTATATCAATCAAAGATTAAAGAAAACTGGTTGACTTTTTTAGCAAAAAAATTGCGGAAAAATTTTTTCCAGTTTTATAGAATCACCAATCGGATTTTGGACAAGCATCAGGATTCTTTTGTATGAACTGATGCACATAGCCATGAACATCAACTTCATATGTATGATGTGCTTTAGTGTGTATAATTTCAATGAGTAATAAAAAACCCACGATCAATAAATTGATCTGGGTTATTGGATGGAGCAATGCTCTCCAGTATTTTTTCATTAGAAGTGTTTGTTTTCCCAACCTTGTCCCAACCAGTTATCCCTTTTAAATGCAGGGATAACTTCGTTGACAAGAAACTTACGATTTTGTTCTGCGATCTTCAATGATTTAGTTTCAAGAGCAGTTACTCTTGACTCAAGTTGAGATGCAAACCAGACAGCACCACCTGCTTGAACAAGCAAGAAGGATAGTACTGCGAATGGAATCTTGAGGTCTTTCATTACTCCTCAGCAAGACGTGCGAAGTATGACAATGCATCGTCATCATCAACAACTGCTTCCTGCTTCACAGGAGAAGGTGCTGCTGCTACTGGTTCATTGAAACTATCAGCAGCGTGATCGTAACCACGACCTTCACTCAAGTCTTCAAGAGACTCATCAACAGGACGAGCAACAGGACGTTGACCGATACCTAGAACAAGATTCAACCTCTTCTCAAGGTCTTCGTATGACTTGAACTGATCTTTAGAAGTGAATGCCTCTAGTGAGTGTTCTTTCTTCCAGATCGCTTCAAGTTCATCATCATCTGCAGAAAGAGCAGAAACAGAATCAAACTCA